AGGGTAGCGATCTGTGCCGTGACAGCAGCAATATCAACACCTTCGAGTTGCAATACAGCATTGATCTTTTCGTTTACCGCCAAGCCAACTTCGTCACCGAAGGTAGTAGCCAAGCAAGTGACCAAAGAGGTCAAGTTGTCGTTATAAGTACCCACTAATGGGTCGTGAAAATCATGAGATGACATTAAAAAGCCCTTAAAAAAACCGACGCTTACGTGGTCGGGGTTACGTCACCACAGCAGTCCGTACCGTTAAGCACAGCTTGCAATTGTTGAATTTTTGAGAGTTGCGCGTTTACTTCCGCTTCAATAATGCAGCGCAGTAACTCGCCAATCTGAGCGCCTGCGTCAATCATGACGCATTGCAACTTTTCCTCTAATTCGTTCATAGTTGGGTTTCCTCCACCCACCGACCCCAGTTGTCGTAGTAGTAATGGCGCTCGAAACATATTCCAATAGGAGACACTTCGGTGATCTTGCGCAAACGACCAGCGTCATATTCAAGAATCTGATAAGTGCTTGAGCCGGGGTAGTCTATGCGTACTAATTGGCCTTTGTCGTCATACGTCATAGTGCGCAGCGGTGCGCCAAGAATGTCGGTGTAATTAATTGGAGTCGCTACCACTTCGGGCGCAACTTCCACCGGTGCAACTACTTCAGGGATAACGATTGGGTCTGGTGGAATTGGAAACGCTGGAATTACCGTTCCCATGTTTTGCGAGCCAAGCAATGGAGGTGTGACCGTATTGCCAAGTTCGTCGCAATAGCGGATTACTTGACCAGCAAAGACCTCTTGTAGAAGTAATGTGCCGTCTTCATAAAGGATGTTGAAATACTGCATGGTTTACCATTGTGTGATGATGCAATTAGCAGTACCGCCAACGCCTATTCTGCCATCTAATTGACCAGTGATTCTACCGCCGGAACCACCACCACCACACCCGACGGAACCATGACCACCGCCACCGGATGCACCAGTAGTTCCGCCACCAGAAGACCCGCCACATCCCGGCGTTGGCAGGAAGATGTTGTTGTAATACTCAACACCAGAACCGCCATTGGTTCCCGCGCTTGATGCTCCACCCGATGTAGCAGCCGCACGGGTTAACCACACGCCAGTCGCTGTAAACGCCCCACCAGCCGTACCCACAGCAGCCGCAGCAGGAAGACCACCGCCGCCAGTACCTCCAGCTACGATCAATCCAGTAGTGGGAGCCGTCAAGGCAGCGGCGGCAACCGTGGTGCCTCCGATAATGCCAGCTTGACCTGCAAGTAAGTTGTAAAAGCCACCACCCGCCCGAGGCATAGTTGCAATGGTTGCGATTGCACCAGCAGCACCAGCCGCGCCAGCCGTAGCGCCAGTAGCATTGCCGCCGTTTCCACCAGCGTTAGCAATGGCAAGTACGCTTTGAGCCGTAGTTGTACGGTCAAACGAAACGTAAGACGCTACCGCAGCGCCGCCATAGGCCAAGCTGATGTATAACACATCCGGTAGCATGTAAGCAGGGATAAGCACCGAGGTCTGGCCACCAGAGCCACCACCACCGCCGCCAGCCGCTGTACTATTTGCACCCACCGCACCAGTGCCACCATTGCCACCAGCACCCAGCAACAAGATATGCACCATTGATGCGGTCTTGCGCTTAGTCCATGTATGCCACGCCCCACCCGCAGTTATGCTGTTGCCGAAAAAGTCAGTTACTTCCGCGCCTTGGGGAGTGCCGAACATTAGTATTGCCCAGCGATTGGAGTGATCACCCAGCCAGCAGCCACAGCCGTGCCTAGGCCGACGTAAATTTTGAACCCAGCCGGGATAGCCAGCGCACCGCCTGACATAACAAACTCAGGCGAAACAAGTGCAGCCGTTGCGCTTGCAGTCGTTGCGGGTAAGGTGATCTCACCAATAAAAGTATTGTTGGCGGCAGTCGTGTTGACTGCGCCGTTATTGATAAAGATTCGCGCAACGGTTTGCACGTTCGTACCCGCAGGTGTGAACTTCAAACGCTCGATACGTGCGCCGTCCGCACCTGCGGTAAACACCAGCGAAGTATTTGCACTAATGCCAGTGTAGTCAGCAGCGGCGAGTGTAATGGCTTGGTTCATACCAGTCGTGCCATCCTTGGACAGGTCGCCTTTTGCTATCCAGATTGGCTGTACGTTTCCAGTAGTCGTGCTCATGTTTTACCCTTGATATTGCTTTAAAGAGATGGCAACTTGCCTGCCAATGCTCAGATTGTTGTCGCGTGTAAATGCTGACGCTGTGTTGGGAGAGATAAATACCCGCTTAGTCCCAGCACTGAATGACACGGGAGTAGCTGCACTGCCTGCGTTTGGCCTTGACCTGACAAGCGTGTTAGATGCCGACAAGTATCCACGCCCCGTCTCCCATTCGCCTGTTGGCACGTTGGATGCATCAACCGCCTCTATGACGTAATCAGTCATTACATTGAGCGACATAGCAGGGCTAAATGCACGGAAACCCGTCACAGCACCAGCGAGCGTTATATTGCCCGTACCTGTGCTAGTCGAGGTTTCTAGAACGCGGTCTGCGTAGGTTGCCATTGTTTAGGCTGAAAGTGCAGTGTATGTCAGACTAGAACACGACACAGTATCGCCCGCAGTCACTGTCAATCCGTTGGTCATGTTGATATCAGAGCCACTTGCAGCTACTGCGCAATGAATGACCACAGTTCCGCCGGATGTTTCTAGCGTAGCCGTAGCCACTGGGGAAGCATTGCCTGCGGCGTTGGTGTCGCTTGTAATCGCGTTAGCCGTAGCGGTTCCAGTAGCAGACGCGCCGAATGCCGTAGCACTCAGGGCCAAGTTAGCCACCGAAGTGCCAGGCGCTGCAACCGTGCCAGACAATCGGAAACGAAGCCTGCCAGAAGCTCCTATAAGCGCCGTTACTGCGTCCGTAGCAGCGTTACGTGCCGCTGTGCTGTGTGTCAGTGCCATTCAATGCCTCTTTCAATTTATCTTCGTCAATAAAACCAACTAGCTCGACGGTATCAGTCTTGCCCGTTTCTTTTCTAACAATTTCAACCACTAAGCGTAATTCGCCAAGGTTTCCGCCAAGATTAGCCATTATTCTGATACCTCAATCATGCCAACTGCCTTGCCATCCGGCCCACGTTGCAGCATACGTTTTTTAGGCTTGTTCATTTGTTCGATTGTTTTTACCAGAGCCTGTGCAATCTGCCCAAAATTCTGCATCGCTTGCATCATGCTTGCGTCGCTCTTTTCAGAGTGAGATTTTACTTGCTCAGTAAGTGCCCCGGTGTCTATATTTACGGCGGGTTTCTCAGCCGCTTGAGCATTCATTCCGGCAATCTGCAACTTGGTTTCGCTATCAATCTGGGCCTTCATTTGTGCGCGTTGCGTTTCTGCGTCTTGCTTCAATTGCTCCAACTGTAGCGCGAATTGCTGTTTAACCTGCTCCAACTGCAAAGCCTGCTCACCCTTGAATTGCTCGATCTGGGCAGACTGTTGTAGCTTGGCCTGCTCCAATTGAGACTTGCCCTGCTCCACTTGCTGGCTGTGTTGCAGTTCCATTTGCTTGACTTGCAAGCTGTTGTCCTGCGGTTGCTGCTCTTGTGGAGGCGGTGGGGGCTGCTTAATCTTGTCGATAGCATCTTCCACGGCATTGCCCATCTTTGCCCGGCGTGTCACGGTCAATAGCATCTCTTTCAATGCGTCAACAGGCAAAGCACCCATTTGCACCGCTGGCATGAAACCTTGAATGACTTGGTTTAGAGCGTTCATTGTGTCGCTCAATCCCTTCATGTCAGACTCAACCGATGCGGCAACAGTCGAATCAGTCTCAACGTCAACCTTGAATGTGCGCAACTTATCATCACGCATCACCTGGATGATCTCATCCCAGCTTGGTGGTAAGTCGGGCTGCGGTGGAGGCTGTTGGCCTTGCATCTGGGCTTGCTGTGACTGCATTTGCCATTGCATCATGGCTTGCTGCTTTTCCTCACCAGTGGGGAATTTAAGCCCCGTCATACTGGCCAATGTCTCAGGCTGAAAGCGCTCTCCAATGATCTCGGATTGCAAGCGAAGCAAGTCACGAATGAACAAAGCACAGTCGGTCTGCATGCGCTTCAATCGTGCGCTACCCCATTGGGCCTTAATCTGTTGAGCGCCAAGTGTTTCGTTGGCATTGGTTGAGCCGCGCAAAATGTCACTGATACCCGTAATCTCGTAGATCACCTGCTTAGATGATTCTCGCTGCACTTGCAATATCTGCAATACTTTGGCAGCCTGCTCGATAGGCATGAACCAGATGGCCTTTTCCAATCCGCCACGCTCTAACAATGCGGTGACGTTTGAAGCCGGAATCAGGTCGTTATCCTCGCCGCGCATCAATTCAGACAACTCGGACAGCGTGGAGTCATAGATGCCGCGCATCTTCAATCCCTTGACCAAGATGTTAATGCGACGGGTTACAGTGTCGAGTTCGTCTGCCTGTTCTCGGTAGTATTCGAACAGCGGCGTAGGTATCAGTGTGCCACTATCTTCGCAAGCGTATAAAGGGCGAGGGTTAGGATAGAAGCCAGTTAGTCCGAGCGGGTCTGGTAACGTCTTTAGTGGGCTATCTTTATAGGCAGGGGCGATAAAGATTACTTCGCGCTCTTCCTTGTCCCATATCTCCCATACCTCGGCAGTCTTGAACGCTTCAGCAACGTCCATGTCCTTTTCGCCTTCAACATCAGGGTCATCTGTCTTGTCCAATGGAACGGATGCGCCAATCTCTCCGAACTGTTCCTCAAGTTCGTCGCGTGTCAATCGGTGGCGAAACGCTTCCCATGTCACAGACTCCCATGATTCACCTGCGGATATGCGGAAGTCTTTCCATTGAACGTGTTCAATAGGTGCCTGCTCCCAAGCAAGCTCCTCAAAGTCTCCATCTAACGCTTCTGTTGGCTCGGTGTCGGTTTCTTCCTGCACTTTGTTGATGGTTGGAACATAGCGCACGCGAGCCAATCCACGGCCAGGCAATAGCATGTCAATCACGCAGAACCGAATCTGAGAATCAAACTGGGTCGTGTCCATGCCATATTCAAGGCAGCGGCCAATAACTTCGCTCACAGCCTTTCCCACTGGGTCTTCATCTTTGAACCGACGGCGTACATCAGGTTTTGGCAAGCTGTTATAGATTGCCGGGCGCATGGTCTCGGTATTCGACCAAAGAATGTTAAAGCTGTGTTTCTTAATCTCTTTTTGCCGATAGCGTTTAAGAACCTTGTCACCCTTTTCGCGCCATTGAGATTCTCTTTTATCAGCGAGCTTTAGTTCCAATAGCCAACGGCGAACTATGCCCGCTTGGTCTACTCCAACATCTTCCGGCTTTTCCAGTGCGCCTGATTCGTAGTCCATAACTTAGGTGGGCTGAACGATGAATGTTACGTTCAATGTGCCGCCAATCACAGCGGATAAAGCACCTTGAAACCCGATTGGGTAAAAGTGCCATCCAACTGCGGGGGTAATCGTGCCACCAATTGCGCCATTTGAATCTGCGAGTGCGATAGTCCCGACGGTTGTCGAGTTGACGTAAAAGCCTGATATTTTCCCTTGACGTGGGGAAATAGTGCCCGTAGCGGTAAGGGTGACTGGCTGGCCGTAAATCATTCGTAATCTCGCTTTCTCTTGGAATTCGCTCGTATTATCTCAGAAATGGTTTGCTGTTGGGAAAATTTAGGCGGCTCAGCAGGTTTTGGTTTCATTTCCTCTCGCCATACCAAACAAGCATATCTAAATGCATCACTGTAGTGGCTTGTCCAATCATGTCGCGGCTTATCTCTAAACGCTCTCTTATCCTCGTCATATTCACGTTGATATTGTTTCAGAGCGTCTATTCCGTCGGCGCATTTAGTGTCAATAAAGCAATCTGACAATGTTAAGCGCGATGCCTGTATACCGTCAATCAAGCCAAGCTGCGGAACGATGCGAGGCTTCCATCCAAGCCCCCTAAACTGCTCCTCGATACTTCTACCAGTTTGCAAGCTCTTAGCCCTTGCATCATGCGGCAACCATAGCCAATCACCATATGCGTACGGCTTTGCCTTCAACACTTCGTTGTAATGCGATATTGGCATGCCGTGCGTGCTGTAGCAGTCAATCAGTCGTAATTCTTTGCCAACTTGGAACCACCAAATAGCCGTATCGTCTGACCACCCCAAGTCAAGCACAGCGTGAACTTTAAGCGCAGGGTCATACAAATCGGCCTTGATTCGCCCTTGCTGGTCTGCAAGCCATATTTCCTTGCCATAGATAGCGCCTGGCAATGCAGCATCAAAGTCGCACTCCATCTCTTGCCGCCACGCATCTTCGGTTAGTTCAAGGCGCAGAGAATCAAGCTCTGACTCTGGCAACAGTCCTGACTCACTTGCCTTAATGCAAAGTGCCAGCCATTCATCATTGACCTTGGCGTGCTCGTATGTCTCCCAGAACTGATTACGCCCCTTGGGTGTGCCAATGATTACCGCCCATCCTTGTCTATCAGCTAATGCAGGGCGAATAACGTAACCCCATACGCTCGGCTTCCAATCTCCATATTCGTCGGCCACTACGCCATCAAAGTACAAACCACGCAGAGCGTCAGCGTTATCAGCACCAAACAAGCGTATAGAACACCCGTTCGGATAAGTGATTCTCAGTTCTGATTCGTTGATGCTGATCCCAGGCACTGGTGCGCTGTATCGCTTGAGATAGTCCCATGCTACCGCCTTGGCCTGCGAATAGAAAGGCGCAACATAGGCAAACCGCCCGTCATTGCCATTGAATGTCAGCGCTTCTTTGATTAGCTGATTGACACACGCCACGGTCTTGCCAGCTCTTCGATGCGCAACAACAACTGCCCACCTTTGCCGCCGTGTGTGCAAAGGCATGAAAGCCTTGCGAGGCGTGTAAGGAATTACTATTGATCTAACTGCCATGAGATAACGATTGGAGCTTCTTTATCCCCCGCTAGTTCAGTGCGTGCTAGTTTAGGCGTTGCGTACTCAGCCAGCTTGCTGAGAATGTCCAGTGCGCCTTTTGGGTCTGGCTTCAATTGGTCGCCATCACCATAAGCAACGGCATTAAGCCACTCTGAGACGTTTTCAGCATTGCCCTCTAGCAAAGCATTAACCGTATCTCTAAATGCGCGTGTGGCCTTGTTTACTGCGCCCTTGGGCCTGCCCCTGCCACGGTTGGTTAAGTTAGCAGAATTTCCGCTCTCTACTTTATTTTTCATAACGATGCCCTACGTGTTGACGTAAAGCGTCATTTTATATCTAACGCAAAGTAAGGTTAGCGCGAATCAATGCTGCGGCTTGTGCGGCTGTGTTGGTCTGGGCTACTTGTGTCCAGCCTGCTTTTTCGCTTGTAGTGCTATTTAGGTTTTGCACGTAAACGTCAGTGCTTGTGCCTGCGTTTAAAAACTTTGTGATCTTTGCACCTGCGCCGTCATTAGCCAGCTCTGCCTGTAATTGTGTTTCAGTGAATGCCATGATGTATCCTTTTCAATAGGTTTGATTATGCCGAATTATGGCTTCCAAGACAAATAAAACACTGCGCCAATAAGAGCCGCTCCCAATATTGCGCTTACTGCGGTGTGTATTGCATCCATAATCCAATCGTAAACAGTAATCCGCTCGCTTGGGTCGATTGTTTCATCTATTTCATTGCATGATGTATTGGTTGCACGGGCTGGGCAATCTTTGCCTTGAATGCATTGCCCATTAGCGTCGCAGCAGTTCATGGCTTCATATCCATAAAGTAAACGATAAACGGGCTGGCAAACAAGCAAGCTATGCCCATTGCCTCCAGTAGTTCGCGAAAGTATTTTTTATAGGTGTTCATGGTCTTTGCTCCTTACTTGGCGGATAAGTTGGCTTCTGTCCATCCTGCCATCCATGCCTTCATCTCTTTTGATGTGCGCTTGTCTCCAATCTCGCGGCCTGCAATCATTGCCATCATGTTGCTATCTAAGCAAGGTGCGCACTTGATGCCATTAGCAAAGGCGATTGCTCCGAATGTTTTTGCTGCTTGAGTGTTCATTTTGGTTTCCTTGGGTTTGTGTTGTTGATGTGTTTATTATAAAGCAATTTACATCATTGTGTAAACTATTTTTACATTTATTTAGAAAATTTCTTGTTCAGGACTTGGTGGTCATCGACCGGATCAGATCGGCAGCGTCATACAAGCCCAGCTTGTTTGCGAAGGCATGCAGATCGCGCAATTGGTCGGTAGTACCGTCCTGGCGTTGCGGCTGTTGCGTCAGCTTGGCCAACTCGACTTTTAGGTTTTCAGGCATTGGGTGTTTTCATTTTGAAGGTTTTCGTTGTTTGTTGCGTTGAATGAATTGTAAACCAATTTACAGCACTACGCCAACTATTTGCAAAATATTTTCAATTATTCTTTGCGTGCGCTGTTCTTTGCGTCCATCTCTTGCATCAGTCGCTTGAGATAGATTGACAGGTCTAGTGCTTCCTCAAAAGCGTGTTGCAACCATTGGCGCTCAGTTAGCGGGTTGCCTGCTACTGTGCGACCATATTTTTTAAGGCCCAATTGCTGGCGATCCAGAATGTTTTTGCAGACTTCCTGCTCTGTGTCTTTCATGCTTGTAGCTCCTTTAGCTTTCGTTTGTAGGTTTCTTTGATCTCTCTTAGGTCGTCAATACTGTAATGCTTTGCAGTGTGTGGGCCTTCTAGCCATTCGACGCGCTCTTGGCCTATCAGCTTCACCAAGTTGACGCGATATAAAGCCACGTTACCCGATAAGTGCGTGTTGCATGGTGCGCACTGTTTGTGGCAGTTATCTGGCTCATATGCAAGCTCAGGACGTGCGCCACGGCTTAGATAATGCCCTGCATGCCATTGCCCCGTGTGGTGACGTTGGCAGCTTATGCACGGCTTGTCGGCGTCTCTAGCCCTTACCCATGCGTTAAATGCTGTCTGAGCCTCCCTGGCCCAGTCTGCGCGGCTCTTAATCGCCACCTTCCGCGCCTTTACGGTCTCGCGCTCTTGCTTCTTTGCAGCCTTCACCAGCCTACTAGCGCACATTGCCGAACACACGCGCTGCATTGGTCGCAGCGGGTAAAAGCTAATGCCGCATTGCTTGCAGTCTTTTGGGCGGGAAACTGTCACAGGTCGCGCTCCCATGCTGCGAACTTTACGCCCTGCTCTGTTGACCATGCCAGTACAAATTCAATCAAGTCTGCACATTCTGCTCGGCTTAGCTTGCTTGTCTTGCGAAACACCACATCTATGCCATGCCCGTCGATTGCAGGAAGTATCTCCACTTGCTGGCCTGTAGCTCGTAACCAAGCCGCTGTCATTAGTCTTTTCCATGTTTCAGCGTCGCGCTTTTGGCCTGCCCATTCAATCTGATTGCTTATCTGAGTTAGCAGGGAGTGCAGTAGCGCGTTTTCCTTGAGGCTGCGTGTCTCTGGGCGCACTTCCAACGTAAATCGCTGATCTGCTTGCAACACGGCTGCAAGGAACGGGTATAGCTGCGATTGCAATGCTGCTCTCGCTTGCTGGCGGTTACTTAGTTGGATTGTGAGCGATTGCATTGTTATTAACCCAAGGCCGCAAGCAATTCATCATCGCTCAGTTGATTTTCACCAACAAATTTCTCTTCGCTTGAAACTTCTTTTTCGAGTTGCTTCACCCACACTGTGCGCAAGTCACGTTCAGATTGAGTTTGTGCATTACCAAGGCGGATGCGCTCGTTTGACAGATTCATCAGCAGTGCGTTTAAGTGTGTCATGTTGGTTTCCTTGTTTGGTGTGCTTGATTGTAATCTATTTTACCAACATTTTGCAATTATTTTTCAATCTTCCAGTTTATCCAATGCAGCGCCTCGCAGTATCGCTTGAATGCCCAAATTGCATATGCTCTGTCGTGCTTTGCCATGTTTGCACAGTGGGCCACTATGCGAACTTTCAGGGCTTCGTCGGCTTCGGTCATAGGCTGTAACGTCCCCACCTTTGACGCTTGATTGCTCCAATATCCACTAGCTCGGCTAACACCTTGTAAGTTGACTGGTACGGCCAGCCCGTTATTGCCACAAACTCAGCCAACATTAGCGGCCCATGCTCCAACAACTTCAATGCTGCGTATTGTCGGGTCATTTTCTTTGACTCTCCCAATTGAACGAAACCATTTTCCCGCCGCCCTCACGCATTCGATCAAGAATACGATCACCGAAGTATTCCTTCAATGCTCCCATGTCAAGGTTTGTGATAACGATGGTTGGATTCATGTTTTCATACCTACGGTTCAGCACTTCAAACATCAGTGTCTTATTGAACTCTGTCCCGTAATCCATCCCAGCCTCATCCAAAATCAACAGTTCAACGTGCGAAAAATTGTCGATCATTTCAGATTCTGTCTCTTTTGATTCTTTGGCAAAACACTCCTTTATTCTTCGCAGCAAACCCGTGACCGTGTAAAACTTAGCATACGATCCTTGCTCAATCAGTTCGTTAGCGATTGCGCAGGCTAAATGGGTTTTCCCTGTCCCTGCTTTGCCTGAGAAAATTAAACAGCGCCCATCGGCGTTTGCTTGCGTCCAATCGGCTGTATAGGCCTTTGCAACTGTCAGCGCTTTCTCTTGACCTTCGTTTGTAATCCTGAAGTTGTCAAAAGAGCACTTGGCGAATCTTGGTGGAATTTTGCTATTTGCGCGTGCGCGTTCAATGGTTGTTTTTAATTCCTCAGCTTTTCTAGCAGCACTTCTTTGTGCTTTCATGTCTTCAAAATCTTTAGTGCAACTTTGGCAACTACTGTAAAAAGTACGCCCAAGGGTGGACGTGGCCATGGCTTGAAATTCTCCATGTATTTTGCAAATCTTAGTTTCAAAAACTTCCGTCATCATTAACTCCTTGTGTGTAGTTCATTGCTGAAATATCGTGATACGTGCGCTTCGCTTGGGTTTTGATATCGGTTCTGTAATTACTCCTGCACCAGTTGCGCCATGTTGCCTGCCAATCTAGCTTGACTCCTTTTTGTCCAGGCTGTGAATTCCAGTAATCACGAAACTTGCTTGCCTCTTCCAATGTGTTGGATATGCCTTGATCAATAGCAAATTGAAAGTCAGGTTCAAAGTCTTGAGGCAAGCGGGAACCGCGCGCTGTCTTTGTCTTCTCTATCTTTGGTAACGGTAACGGTAACGGTATTGGAGACGGAGACGGAGACGGAGACGGAGACGGGGCATCCGCCTCGCATCCGCCTCGCATGCGGTCCGTGTGCGGTTCGGATGCGCCTCGCATGCGGTCCGCATAATCTGGCATGCGGTTCGCAGCTTCATTGCGTCCATATCGCTTGCATAAAGCTGCAAATCGTGACGCTTCGGACCTATCCTTTGCACCAGCCGCCCACGGGTTATGCTCTGACCAATCGTGAATATAAAGCTGGTTTTCCTCGCCATCCAAAAAACCAACATCTACCATTGCAGAGACAAATGCACCATGTTCGCCAGTCCAATCGACGGAAAGTTCTATATCCTCGTTTGACAGTCCGGACAAGTCGCCGTCGCTTCGATTAGCCGCGGACCATATAAACAGGTAGATGCATGCCAATGGACCAGCATGCCCCAATCGCCTGAGTAGCTTCTTGGTCTTTGGGTGACCAGGTAGCCCGGTTGATATTCGAGCATCCTTGGTCATTTTGCTGTCCACAGCTTCGTTATTTCTATTTGACCCAGCGGTGTAATCAGACATTGATGGAATTCGTGCCCGTTTTTTACGTCAGAAACAACGTTAAACCACTCAGAATAGCCAGCTTTAGGCAAATCAGCATTAAGCCACTTCACGCCGCTTTCACGCAAAAAATGATTTAGTTTGATGGCCGTAGTGCCTAGTTGTTTTGCAATGAGCGTAGTGCTTACGTCTTGTTTGCGGTCTGCCAATATTTCATAGATGGCAACTTTAGGTGCTTGCTCAAGCAATAGCGCGTCTTTGGCTTCTATCTCTTCGATAAGCAATACGTTTTCTTTTGCTAGCTCTAAGCGTGTCTTTGGTATTGGCGCAATGGCTGGTGCTTGCTTGGCTTCTAGCTCTTGCCAGCGGTCTACCAGTCGTGCCGTGAACTCGGGTGAGAGTTGGGCAACAACCACGTAACTGTCACGCTTGGAAAGTCGGTATACCATCACATCGCGAACCCGGCCCATACTGTCAGTTTCCGGTTCATTCCCCATTGGGGGTTGAACAATCACGCCACGCTCTACCAATCGCTCAATCGACTGCTTTACCTTATCGTGACGCGATTCAACCAAATCTGCTATCTCACGGCTCGACATCTTTTGCGAGCTGTCCATTGTTGCTATCTGCATTTTCGTTACTCCAAAAAAAACCGCCTGCAACCCCGTGGAATCAGCACGGAACTACAGGCGGTAGGCCTTGAGAGCTTTGACTTTTTAACCCTCTGATTCAGGGAATGTCGAAACTCTCAGCGCATATTCTACCCCCAATCTCTCAGGGGTAGTGCTATTTTTTACAACAAAGGCGACTGATTGTCCGTACTACCGAAGCCTTTATCACCGCGCTCGGTTTCTTTTAGCTCGCTAGTTTCTTCGATAGCCCATTGGTCAACCGGTATCAGCATGGCCTGTGCTATTCGGTCTCCAGGGCGTACAAAGAACGGCACATGGCCTAGGTCTTCATCACGCTCGTCACTTACCAATTGCACCATTACTTGACCTGTAAAATCATTGTCCACCACGCCCACAGCATTGGACAATCTCACCTGATGCTTGAAGCCATGCCCTGATCGGCTGTAAACCAGCATCACGTAGCCTTCGGGTATCTCAAAGGCTAAACCAGTCCCGCAGGTGATAGGGTGGCCTGGGTGTAGGTTTGAGCCGATATGGGCCATTCCGGCCACCGTGGCAGCGTGCAAATCGAAGCAACACGCGCCTTCGGTTTGGTACTTTGGAATAATGGCGTTGTCGTGAACGCGCTTTACTTTTAGGGTTTTGGACATAGTGTCTCCTGTTGTTAAATAGATTTCTTGGTTGCCTTAAGCATCACCACGTTTACGCCTGTGCCTGCAAACTCATTCTCATAAATTGTTGACCATTCGCACTGCACTCCGTCAAAGTCTTTACCCTTGTTGGACGCTGGCAGGATGGCTACAACCACGCCACCGGGCTTTAATAGGCCTATGGCGTACTCGGTATGCAGTCGCGCCCTACCGCCTTCAAATGGAGGATTTAAAATGATCTTTGAGTACCTGCCAGCCGTAATAGCCCACGGTAGAAAGTCAGCGTTGACTACGTTAAACCCTTTGGCCTTCAAGATGGTGCAATGCAGTTCGGATATTTCCACACATGTAGTTCTATCCTGTGGCATGAATTGAGCAATGCCGCCTTGTCCTGCGCTGGGTTCTAAGCATTGATCATCGTCACCAATGTCAGCCCACTCAACCGCGATGCGTGCCAGATTTTCAGGGGTTGCGTAATATTGGTGCGATTGTTTGTCAGGAATACACCCAGAGGCAACAATATCATCCAACACTTCGGTCGGGTCGTAGTCAAATTGAAAGTATGGATTAGACCCACGCTCCATCAGTACCGCGCCGATTGACTCAAGTACCTTGGTTGCTTCCTCTACTCCACCAACGTGTCTGCCGCTGTCAAACTTCCGAGCGTTTTCGATGTTGACGTACTTTGTAGGGTAGCCGTTTCCTACGATACGTGTAGCGATTCTCATACCACCCAACAAGGCCAACACGTTAAATGGTAGCGGTCTGCCGATAAGTTCAAACTCTTTGATCTGCTTTTTAGGCTTTTGGCGAAACTGTGCCGGGATTGCTCTGGGGTGCATGCTTGCAAGAATTGCATTCAAGCGCCACGACATATCCGGGTGGATCTCCATGTGGGCGGTTCCCTTCTTGAATAACTTGATCTTCATAGACCCACCGTCCAACGTCACCCACTGGCCCCACCTACGCCTAAGAATCGGGATTAGGTCAGACGTTGCATGCCAGCCTGGTTCTTTGCGTCCCATGAATTTAGC